CCATAGAAATAGAAGAATTTATTAAAAAATATATAGATGTTGAAGAAATATTTGAATCAATGATTTTAAATAAATTAAAAGAGCTATATAGCGATTTAAAATGGGAATTTCCACCATTAAATGAGAATGTTAATAAGTTTTTCTCGTTTAGATAATATTTATCATCATGATTAAATTAACTAATTTATTAAAAGAAATATTATTAACAGAATGTTTCTATAATGCACAATGGGAGGGTTTCTATAGAAAATTTCCTCAATATGTATCTTTAATTAAAAATGATCCTTTAGCTAAAGAGAGGGGATTTGGTATGGCTGGAACCAAACTTACATCTTCCACTCCTGATGAAGAAATATATAATATGTTAGGATATATGGGTGGAACATATTGTAACTCTGGTCCTGAAGATTTTAATAATGAAGGACTTTTAAAATTCTTTAATAGATTAGTCGAATTAAATCAAATCACAAAAGACACTAAAGATAAAATTCTTAATTTAGCTAAAAAGTATTTTAGCCAATACTCAGAAGATGTTGATAAAATCAATAAACAAGCTGAAATAAGATGGTACGCACGAGAGTATAAATTTCGTAGTGAAAAATTTGGTAAAGAGTACGCATTACAAATGTTAAAAAAAGATATAGAAAATGCACATAAAGGTAAATATGTGACTTCTCCTTTTGTTTCAACATATAATATCACAGTAGATGATGTTTTAAAATACCAAGAGTTATAATATTTATCATAAACATTACAACTATGAAATTAATTAACTCATTCAAAGCAATTAGAAAACAAAGTGACAAATTTGAATTTACACTTCGTATTTCTAAATTAACTATGTTTGAAATAAGTATTGACTTATCTTCAAGCGTTTACAAATTTATTATTTGTAATTTAGGGATTCAACTTTAAGCTTGGCTTAAATTAAAGGTTTTATTATATTAGGTTATATGACAAAATTAGAGTTACAATCTATTATTGAAAAATATCATCTTGACGGTCTAGTCGAAAACGTCAAGTGGGTAATAAATAAAGACAAAACATTATCAATCGATTTCATGTCTCCATCAAGAGAAATGATTGGTAATGTTATTGCTTCTGATTTTCCATTACCTGAGTCATCTATTGGTATTAGTAATACTACACAATTAGATAAACTATTATCTATTACTAATGGAGATTTAATGTTAGATTATATTAAAGAAGGTAAAGTAATAACTAAATTACTTATAACTGACCCACAGTTTAATCTAAATTATTCATTAGCTGATTTGCTTACTGTTCCCAAACCTGGTTCATATAATGGGCCTGAAGAATATGAAGTTGAAGCAGAATTGAATAATGAAATTATTACCGCTTTAATTAAAGCTAAAAACGCTTTACCTGACTGTGAAAATGTAATCATAGAATTAACTAACCATTTATCTAATGGTTTAGTACTTGAATTTACATTCAATGGAGATATTGAGTATGCTAATAAAATTACATATTCTATTCCTAATATTCAGACATTTACATCACAAGAATTTAAAGTAAAATATAGTTCTGAATTATTAAAACAAGTTTTGGTTTGTAATAAAGGAGCTGAATCAAGCATATTAAACCTAAATTCAAATGGTTTAATGAAACTAGCATTTAAACATAATGATACTTTACAAAGTAAGTATTACATAGTAGCAAAATCAGAATAAATACAAATAATAAGTTATGTCAGAAGAAAAAGAAGCATTATCATCAATGACCCTAATCAAGGATCCACTTATTGAACCTTATTTCATAGGTAAGGACGCAAGTAGTTACACTGTATATGAAAGTATGAAAATAGGTGCTAATAACAAAGGACGTGGTCGTAAAACAAGAACTAAAGAAGGTATTAAACCTATCTCATTCCATTCAAATTTTGCTTCATGTTTAGCTAGTATTGCTAAACTTAAAGTTGATAATCGACCAGTTTATAACTCAATTTCTGAGTATGTGACTGAATGGAAAAGAGTAAGAGACGAAATTAATAATATAGTAAATATAGAAAAATGAAACAATTAAAAGCGACATTTAACGCAGTTATAGTTAAGCCTCGAGAAGAAAATGAGGCAATGTATGGTAACATTGTAGTACCAGACTTAGGTAAAGAAAAAGCACTTATTGGTACTATTGTATCTGTAGGACCAGGTCACCCATCAGCAACAGGAGAATTCATTCCTACAGTAATGAAAGTAGGACAAGAAGTAATGCTTCCAAGTATGGGTCCTAATAAGATTGAGCTTGAAGGCCAAGAATATTGGGTTTGTCCTGAAAACCAAGTACTTGCTGTTATTGAGGAGATAGAACAAAATCAAATTGAATTAGAAATTACTAACAGATAAGATGAGCAAAATTATAGAATTTGGGCCTGAGGCCAGAGAAAAACTAGTATCAGGTATTGATAAACTAGCAAACGCAGTCACATCAACATTAGGTCCTAATGGTCGTAACGTTGTTATTTCAAACAACCAAGGTTATCCTCAATCAACTAAGGATGGTGTAACTGTAGCTAAAAATATCTCACTTGAAGATCCAATTGAAGAATTGGGTGTACAACTTGTTAAACAAGCCGCTATTAAAACAGCAGATGGAGCAGGTGATGGTACAACTACTTCAACATTGTTGGCTCAAGAAATGGTTAAAAATGGTTTGTCATCACTAAACCAAGGTGCAAACGCTGTTACTATTAAGCGAGACATTGATAAAGCAGTTAAAGAAGTAGTAACATCACTTCGTAAATCAATTTCTGAAGACATTACTTCTGAAGATCAACTTAAACAAGTTGCTACTATTTCAGCTAATAATGACCCTGAAGTAGGACAATTAATTGCTACAGCAATGGAAAAAGTAGGTCGTGAGGGTGTTGTTTATATTGAAGAAGCAAAATCAGAAGATACATATCTTGAAACAGTAGAAGGTATGCAATTTGATCGTGGTTACAAATCTCACTTCTTTGTTACTGATAATAACACAATGACTTGTACTTTAGAGAATCCATATATCCTTATCGCGGATAAACGATTCCAGTCAATTAAAGAATTGTTACCTATTCTAGAAGGTATTGGAGCACAAAGTAGACCATTGTTTATTATAGCAGAAGATATTGATGGTGAAGCATTAGCAACATTGATTGTTAATAAAATGAGAGGTACAATTAAAGTATGTGCTGTAAAAGCACCTGACTTTGGTGATCGTAGAAAACTTATTTTAGATGATATTGCTATCTTAACAGGAGGTCAAGTATTTAGTACTGATAAAGGTATGAAGCTTGATAAATTCAGTTGGGACTGGTTTGGTCAAGCTCGATTGATAACAGTAACAAAAGATCAAACAACAATTGTCGATGGAAAAGGACAATCTGAGGGAATTGAAACACGTATTGAAGAGCTACAGCAACAAATCGAAAAAGCAAAAACGCCATTCGAAAAAGAAAAACTTCAAGAACGATTGGCAAAATTCGTCGGAGGAGTAGCTATTATTCACGTTGGTGGTAATACTGAAACCGAGATTAAAGAAAAGAAAGACCGTGTAGATGATGCGCTTCAAGCAACTAAAGCTGCAATTGAAGAAGGTATTGTACCTGGAGGTGGCGCCGCTTTAATATATGCTCGTGAAGCAATTACTAACCGAGATACAATTGGTGGTAAAATTGTCTACAAAGCCTGTTCATCACCATTTATGAAAATTCTTACTAATGCTGGTTATGAAAAAGAAGCAGCGTTTGGATTGATAAATAACTTTGATCCAACTAATACTTGGACTGGTTATAATCTTGAAACTGAAGCGTTTGTTAACATGAAAGAAGCTGGTATCATTGATCCAACTAAAGTTACTCGTACTGCAATTGAAAACGCAGCATCAGTAGCAGGAACAATTCTATTAACAGAATGTACAGTAGTAGATAAGCCTGAAGATAAAAAACAGGATGATATGATGGGCATGGGAGGCATGTTCTAATGATAGAAGAAAAAAACATATTGATCGCTCGGAGGGTACCTCCAGGCGATCAATGGTGTTTACTTAGTGATGAAAGTGTAGTATATAAATCACTAACCGAAACACTTGAAGCATATTATCAACAAAGTACAAACAAGCCTCAAGCGTTCAGACTTGAACCATTAAAAGGAGAATTATATGTTATTACTACAGGTGAAGTAGCACCTCCGCCTATTAAAAAATATAACATTTATGGAGATTATTAATTAAATTTGGCTTAAATAAAAGTTTTATTATATTATGTTATATGAAAGAGCACAGTTTATTTGTTGAGAAATATAGAAGTCAAACATTAGAAGACTATGTTGGTAATGAACAACTAAAACAAATCATTGGTAAGTATATTGAAACCAATGATATCCAGAATCTTCTACTATATGGTACACCAGGTACAGGTAAAACAACACTAGCCAAGATCATAGTTAAAAATATTAACTGTGATTATCTATACTTAAATGCATCGGATGAGAGAGGTATCGATACTATCCGAGATAAAGTACAAGGTTTTGCTTCATCAGCATCATTTAAATCTATTAAAATTGTCATATTAGATGAAGCAGATTTTTTAACTATTCAAGCTCAAGCATCACTTAGAAACATTATTGAGACTTATTCACGTACTACTCGATTTATTTTAACCTGTAATTATCTTGAGCGTATTATCGAGCCTCTTCAATCCCGATGTCAAGTACTAAAAATTACTCCTCCATCTAAAAAAGAAGCAGCACAACATGTTGCTAATATTTTAGAAACAGAAGGTATTAACTATGAAGTAGATAAACTAGCATTAGTAGTTAATAAGTACTACCCTGATATTAGAAAGATACTTAATACATGCCAAGTTAATATTTTAGATGGTGGTCAAAATGATCTTTACCTTAAAATAGATGAATCAATATTAGTATCAGGTTACAAAGATAAGTTACTTAAAGAACTTAAATCACCAGGTAAATCTACTTTTAAGAATGTTAGACAAATAATTGCTGACTCTAATATTGAGGATTTTGAAGATGTATTTAGATTTTTATATGATTCATTAGATGAATATGTAAAAGACGATATGAATAAAGGAGTTATCACTATTCTTATTGAAGAGTATATGTTCCATGCTAATTTTAGAATAGACAAAGAAATCAACTTAATGGCGTTAATTAGTAAAATTTTACAAGTAATATGAACAAACAACAACAATTAAATATCAATATTGATATCAAGGCTACTCAGCCTATTACAGCTCCAAATGGTAACCAAGTATTTACTGAAGGAGTAATTTTGCGTAAAGTATCTAAATTCGTAGCAGGTACACCTGAGGACGCAATCGTACCAGTACCTTGTTTTTTTGATCCAACAAACGGACAAGTACTGATTGAAATGCTTCCTAAAGAATTAAGAGAAGAATATGAAACGTACAACCAAGAAAGAAGTAAGTAAGAAAATGACAATTTTTGACTGGTTGAAGGAAATAACCTACAACAAGTCACCTTGGAATTCATTTACTGAGGAGGATCGAGAATCATTTAACCCATATATGATCCACCGTTTCTTATCAATGAATCCTGATTATGTGGACTTTGTAAACACTGTACAAACAGTTCCATATACTAGTAAAGAGAGAATATATAATATATATTTATATACGATACCAAAAAGAGATATGTGGCTAAAATATATTAAATCAACTAAAACTAAGAGACAAGAAGCTATGCTTAAGTACATTGCTACTTATTATGAGTGTTCTCTAGGTGAAGCTGAAGAATATGCCGACATATTAAGAGATAACGGTGTTAAAAATATCTTGAAACAATCAGGTGTTGACGATAAAGAAATCAAAAAGTTATTAAAATGAAATTACTAAAAGTATTATTAGAAATTTATAAAGAAGAATATGAATTAAATCTTAAAGAGGGTTTAATTAAAACTACTAATATTGGAAAAACTTTAAATATTTTAGAAAAAAAATACTCATCTAAATTTATATTTACTAGAAGTAAAAATTCATTTTATATTAAAACGTTTCATACAAATATTAATAATTTAAATAATATTATTAAGGATGCTAATACTTTAGGATGGTTTCCTTCATTTATGGAAACTGAAGAATATACTGGAAAATGGAATGAAAAATATTTTAAAGGAGGTGAAATTAAATTAAGATTCGAAGCTAAATTTGATGAAGAAATAGTTGAAAAAATACCTAAAATTCTTTATCATATCACCCCAACTCAAAATGTTGATAAAATTTTAAATATAGGATTAGTACCTAAATCAAGATCAAAAGCATCTTATCATCCAGATAGAGTTTATCTATCTAAAGATTTAGAAGATATAGAAAATTTAGGTGAGATGTTTTACCAAAAAACAGGAGTAAAAGATTGGTCTATATTAAAAATAGAAACAGATATGATTCCTGGGGATTATTTAAAATTATATACTGACCCAAATTATATTAATGGGTACTACACTCTAAATAATATACCTCCACAAGCTATAGAAAAAGTAAAAGACATAAAATATTAAAATAATGGACAGTATTGTAAGATCAATTATAAAACAATTCGAAGAACGAAGCATTAAAGGTAAAGAAAAATACGGTACTGATCTAGATAGAACAGACTTATCTTTACTTGATTATCTACAGCATGCTAAAGAGGAAGCTATGGATATGACTTTATACTTAGAAAAAGCTATTAAAATTATTAAAGGTGAAGATACCAGCAATAGTTAAGAAAATAAAAAGTTTTACTCCACAAGAAGTAAATTACGCGTATCAAAAGACTATCTCATATAGTCAATTCTCGATATTTAAAGAATGTCCTCACAAATGGGAATTGTTATATAAGGATGGTCTACAACAATATAGTTCAACTATCCATACTGTATTTGGTACAGCAATGCATGAGGCGCTTCAACATTATATTACTATAATGTATGAACAAAGTGCCGCTGCTGCTGATAGATTTGACATTGAAACATTCTTTGAGGACAAGTTTCGTGAAATATATCTAAAAGAATACAAAGCAAATAACAATACCCATTTTAGTTCTTCAGTTGAAATGAGAGAGTTTTTTGATGATGGTATTGAAATATTAAATTTCTTTAAAAAGAAACGAGGACAATACTTTAGTAAACGTGGTTGGCATTTAGTTAAATGTGAACTACCAGTTGTAGTACACCCAGATGCTAAGTTACCAAACGTTATATACAAGGGCTATCTTGACTTAGTATTATATAATGAAAATACAGATACATTTAAGATAATCGACTTTAAAACGTCTACTAGGGGATGGAATGATAAGACTAAAAAAGATGAAAGTAAACAATTTCAATTAATACTTTACAAGAATTTCTTTAGTAAACAATTTAATATCCCAGAAGACAATATTGAAGTTGAATTTTTTATATTGAAAAGAAAAATATGGGAAGAAAGTGATTATCCTCAAAGTCGTATTCAAGAGTTTGCTCCTCCAAGTGGTAAAATCAAAATGAAGAAAGCATTAACTGCTTTAAATGAATTTATTGAGCATAGTTTTAATTTAGATGGTACTTATAAAGATACTACTTATCCTATAAAACCAAGTGATAATTGCAAATATTGCCCTTTTAATAATACTTCTCATTGTTTAAAATAATCTTATATATTTATATACAAATACAGTTATATGAAAAATACTCAACATACAACATCTCTTAAGATAGATGAATCATTATGGGAAGATTTTAAAGTAAGTTGTGTCAAACATAAATTTTCTTTACAAAAGCTTGCCGAACGGGCAATTCATTTATATCTTACAGACGATAATTTCAGAAAGTCAATTCACAATCACAATAAATTAGATAGATAAAAGTTTTATGAATTCAAGTTTTGCATATTTACCTCAAAATCAAAGACGCCGCATCCTTCTTATCTGTGACGATATAAGAGTACACTCAGGAGTAGCTACTATTGCTCGTGAATTAGTTCTTAATACCGCTCAACATTTTAACTGGGTCAATATAGGTGGAGCCATTAACCATCCAGAACAAGGTAAACGCTTAGATTTAAGCGCGGATACTAATAATAATACTGGTTTAACTGACAGCTCAGTTACTTTGTACCCAACTCACGGTTATGGGGATGCTCGCTTAGTTAGACAATTAATTAGCATGGAAAAACCGGATGCTATATTTTTGATCACTGATCCAAGATATTTCACTTGGTTATTTCAGATTGAAAATGAAGTTAGAAAGAAAATACCTATTATATACTTAAACATTTGGGACGACTACCCAGCACCAATGTATAATAGAGCTTATTATGAATCATGTGATGCATTATTAGCTATTTCGAAACAAACCAAAAATATTAATGAATTAGTATTAGGTAATAAAGCTAAAAATAAAATTATAGAATATATACCTCACGGTTTAAATCAAGATATTTTCAAACCACTTGATCCTACTACACCTGAGTTAGTTAATTTTAAGAAACAATTATTTGGAAACAAAGAAATTGATTTCGCTTTATTCTTTAACTCAAGAAATATTCGTCGTAAACAAATTCCAGATGCTTTATTTGCTTATAAAATCTTCATTGATTCATTAACTGAAGAACAAGCTAAACGTTGTGCTTTTGTTTTACATACTCAAGTAGTAGATGATAATGGAACTGACTTAGCAGCAGTTAAAGAAATGTTATTTGGTAATGATGAAAAATACAATATTATTTTTTCAGACAAAATATTAGACCCAGCAGGAATGAATATGCTTTATAATAGTACTGACTGTCAGATTCTATTAACTAATAATGAAGGTTGGGGATTAAGTTTAACTGAAGCAATTTTAGCGGGCAATCCGATTATTGCTAATGTAACTGGAGGAATGCAAGATCAAATGCGTTTTTCTATAAATGGTAAATGGATTGATTTTAGTGCTGATTTTCCTTCAAACCATACAGGTGCTGTTAGAGAACACGGTGAGTGGGCGTTTCCAGTCTATCCAACTAACCGTTCAATTCAAGGTTCACCGATGACGCCTTATATTTGGGATGACAGATGTAATGCTGAAGATGCAGCTGAACAAATTAAAGCTGTTTATGCTTTGTCTAAAGAAGAAAGAAAATCACGAGGATTAAAAGGTCGTGAATGGGCTTTAAGTGATGAAGCAGGATTCACTGGAGATAAAATGGGTGCGCGTGTTATTGAAACATTAGATAACTTATTTGATACTTGGAAACCAAGAGAAAAATATGAACTAATAAACGCGAACCAAGTAGAGAAAAAAGTAGTACCACATAAATTAGTATATTAATAGTTATGAAACCAATGTTTATTATAAGTGCTCCAGTAGACACCTACTCAGGATATGGAGCCCGTTCTAGAGATCTAATCAAAGCAATTATTGAATTAGATAAGTATGATGTTAAAATTGCTTCTCAAATGTGGGGTAACACACCTTGGGGATTTATAGAAGACAACCCCGAATGGTCATTCCTAAAAGATCATTTTTTATCATCACCACAACTACCTAAACAACCTGAAATATGGATGCAAATTACAATTCCAAGTGAATTCCAACGTATAGGTAAATTTAATATTGGAGTAACAGCAGGTATTGAAACAACATTATCACCTGCGGATTGGATTGAAGGTAATAACAGAATGGATTTAGTTTTAACTTCATCTGAACATTCTAAAAATGTATTACTTAGTACTATAGCTCAAAAAGTAGATCAACGTACTAATCAAGTTGTAGGTAATGTAAAAGTTGAAAAATCAATTGAAGTATTGTTTGAAGGAGCAGATACTAACACTTATAAGCCAATTGACAAGAGTGAAGTTAAAAATATTAACTTAGATGATATTAAAGAATCATTTTGTTATCTGTTTGTAGGCCACTGGATTAATGGTGATGTAGGTGAGGATAGAAAAAATGTTGGATTGTTAGTTAAAGCATTCTATGAATTGTTTAAAAACAAAAAACAACGTCCCGCACTTATTTTAAAAACATCTCAAGTAGGTTCTTCTTACATGGACAGAGATGAAATTTTAAAACGAATTGATTTTATTAAAAATACAGTTAATTCAGACGATTTACCAAACGTTTACTTACTTCATGGTGAATTTAGTGACTCTGAGATGAACGAGTTATATAACCACTCTAAAGTAAAAGCAATGGTAAGTTTAACTAAAGGTGAAGGATTTGGTCGTCCATTACTTGAATTTAGTTTGACTAAAAAACCTATCATCACAACAGGATGGAGTGGACATATTGATTTCTTAAAATCAAATATGACTACTTTACTCCCAGGTACTATGACTCAGGTTCACCCAAGCGCTGCTAATCAATGGTTATTAAAAGAATCACAATGGTTCTCAGTAGACACAGGTCAAGCAGGAGCATATTTAAAAGATATGTTTGAAAATTATAAAAACTATACTGAAAAAGCTAAAATGCAAGGTTCATATAGTAAAAATAATTTTAGTTTTGAAAAGATGAAAGAAAAAATTGATTCAATTCTTACACAATATGTACCTGAGTTTCCTAAAGAAGTAGAATTAAAATTACCTCAATTAAAGAAAATCGAATTACCTAAACTTAAAAAAGTAGAAGAAGATGTTGGATAAAAATTAAAGTTCACTTCCAACTTTAGGCCATATTTATAACAAAAATGGTAGTTTACCTAACAACAAATTTAATAAATGGAAAAAAATATATTGGAATGGATAGTAATAATAATCCTAAATATATTGGTAGTGGGACTTTAATTTTAAAGGCTATTAAAAAATACGGTAAAGAAAATTTTAAAAAAGAAATTTTAGAATATTGTTCTTCTATATATGAAATGGAATTGAAAGAAACATATTAGATAAATAAATATAATGCTTTAAAAGATCCAATGTTTTACAATTTAGAAGATAATAGAAAACGAGGTACTAATCCTTTTCAAAATAAGAGTGAAGAAGAAAAACAAATTATTTATAAAAAAAGAGGAGAAAAACAAAAAGGTATTTCTAAAATAAAAAATAAAAAACCAAAACCTAAAGGATTTTCTGAAGCCCAAAAACTACGATTTAAAAATAGAGGGCCTAGGAGTGAAGAAAGTAAAGTAAAGCAAAGTAAATCTCTTAAAGGAAAATGTAAACATAATTTAGGGAAAAATTGGATACACAATACTAATAGTAAAACATTAAAACCTATTTTACAATACGATTTAGAAGGTAATTTTATTAAAGAATGGTCTTCTATAAAAAAAGCATCTGAACAATTACAAATTAATAAAAGAAGTATTACAAACAATCTAACAAATATATCTAAATCAGCTTTTGGATATATTTGGAAATATAAATTTAATTAAATGAAAGATAATTTATCTATATGTCCTAAGACTGGAGGGAACTTGATGTATCAAGTAGAAGTCTCACCAGAAATTACAATATATACATCATTATCCTGTGGGTTTTGGACTAACAGTTTAATGACTGAAGGTAGTGATTTTTATAAAGAACAAATGGAAGTATTACCTGAACTATATAAAGATTTAGCTTGGAAAGATCCAGAAACTGAATTAATATGGTTACCTCAAACTATCAATGAACCTAAACAAGGTATGGTGTTTGCTAATGGAGTTAACGCTGATAATTGGAAATGGGCCGCGGTAAAAGCAGTCCCAGTGAGTGAAGAGGAAAAACATAAATATCCAATTCCAAAACAACCAGGAAAATTTTATGAATTTAGAATGGATATGGAAACACTTCAACATTTTGAAGAAAGAGATTTTATGGAAGCTTTAAGTTATATTGGCTTACTTCCTTAAAATAAGCTTGTAATTCTAGAAAATATTATTATATTACAAATATGGTTATATCTTACGCGATCACAGTATGCAATGAACTAGACGAAATAAAACGTCTAGTTCCTTTTCTTCGCCAATATAAACGTCCTGAAGATGAAATTTGTGTTTTGTTAGACAAACCAAAAGCATCTCAAGAATTATTAGACCAACTATACAGATACTCATCCGCTGATTGGATTACTTTAAAAGAAAGTAAATTTTCAGGACATTTTGCTGATTGGAAAAATGAATTAACTAGAATGTGTTCTGGTGATTATATCTTTCAGATTGACGCAGATGAATTACCTAATGAAATATTAATTGAAAATCTTCATATTATATTGGAGAATAATCAATCTGATATTATCTTAGTACCAAGAGTAAACATAGTTGAAGGTATTACTCTTCAACATTTACAAGCGTGGAGTTGGCAGCAGAATGAAAAAGGTTGGGTACAATGGCCTGATTATCAATGGAGAATATATAAAAATACTCCTGATATTAAATGGGAAAACAAACTCCATGAAGTGTTAAATGGTTATAAAACATATGCTAATTTACCTGAAATGGAAGAATATGCTTTATATCATTTTAAGACAATAGAACGTCAAGAAAAACAAAATAATTATTATAATACTTTATGAGTAATTTAATAACGTTTTGCATATCAACCTACAACAACCTTCCTTATCTTAAAATAGCTATAGATTCTGTAAGAAGGAATAGTCACTTCAAGGATGCTCCGTTTATTATCCACGCTGAGAATTGTACAGATGGTACTAATGAGTGGTTGTTTGAGAATAGAGATAGGTACGGTTTAACACTATTAGTGGAGCCTAAAACTATAGAGGTTCGTGGCATAGGTGGAGGAATGAATGTATGTGCATCTCACGTAGAAACAGAGTATATAATGTTCTTACATTCCGACTTCTACGTCACTAAAGATTGGGATGTAGAGGCTTTAAAGTTGTTTGAAAAATATCCTAATGAAAAACTTTGGATAAGTTCTCATCGTGTAGAACCAAATATGTTTAATAATCCTTCATCACGTCCAGGAACACTTATAGTACCACCAGATTACTTTGGAGCATATCATAATGACTTTGATCAACAAGCATTTGAAGAATGGGCTAGTGATTTTAAACAAATGAACCCAGATATTGAAATACCAAAAGGAGAAGGTGTATCAGGACTAATCCGCAAAGTAGATTGGGACTATATAGGAGGTAATGACCCATTATTTGCACCTGCGTCATATGATGATATGGATCTCTTTTTACGAATGCTAATTGAAGGTTATAGGTTTATATTAACTAGCAACTCATTAGTATGGCATTTTGGTGCTCGAGGATCTCACCGTCTAGAAGAAAATAATGGTCAAACATCACAAAGACAACAAGAAGCAGAACAAAAAAACATCCAAAAATGGTTAAGTAAATGGGGTAAAGCACCTGAATTTGATGAATGGGGAATGATAAAACGAAATAACTATACCAAAAAATGAGAGTATTTACAAGATTTCTTCCTGAGGCCAAATATAAAACATTAATCTCAGATTTATTTGAAAACAAACCTATTACTATATTTAATGATTATATACCTTCAATTGAAGAATTAAGTATTAATCCAATTAATATTTTAATTATAAATGAACCTAATGAATATTTTGGGCATCACACTTACGCGTTTCAAAATAGTAGTGCGTTTTCATTAATATTAACATGGGATGAATTAATATTAAATAATACTAAAAATAGTATCCTACTCCCTCCAGCTGAAAAAAAGTTAGATGATGATTATATAAAATCTTTTCAAATAAATCCTGAAAGAAAATTTGAAGTATCTTTTTTAAGAGGCATTTTAAACAAAACTGAAGGACATAATCTTAGACATAATTTATTTGACTCACAAAATAACATTACTATTCCTCATATTTTTTGGCCTGTATTAGATGATTTTAATTGGGAAAATATGAGTCGACCTGGAGATGATATAAATGGAAATTCTATCTGGGGAGAAGGAAAAAAACAAATATGGAACAGAAATTCTATGTTTCATGTTTGTATAGAAAATACTAAACATAATAATTATTACACTGAAAAAGTACAGGATTGTTTTTATACTAAAACAATTCCTATATATTGGGGTTGTCCTAATCTAGGTGAGTTTTGGGATGAGCGAGGAATTATATTCATTGAAAATAAACAACACGCTATAGAAGTAATTAACAATTTAACCCCAGAAGATTATTATAAAAGATTACCATACATAGAAAATAATTATTCTTTAGCTTTAGAAAATGGATGTTTTTATAAACGATTAGAAAATATTTTAAATGAAATAATTAAATTAAACAATTTATGAGCACTTTAAGAAATAAAATCATTGATTCGTATTCCAAAATTCATTCTCCAATTTTATATATAGACGGAGGAGAAGTATCTTTTGAAGGGTCCCAAAAACAATTTGAATTTTTTTCAGCTTGGGATTCAATTTCAAATTATTATTCTAAAAATCCTAGTGACCAATTAACTTTCTTAGAAATAGGAGCATGGAAAGGACTATGGGGTATAGCATTTGCCGAGTTTTGTAATTTAAATAATATTAAAGGGAAATATATAACAGTAACTATGTTAGAACATGATTCAAATAATCAATCTATTTTTCATAGTTTAAGACATATAGAGTCTTTAGGATTAGAAACAGTATTAATAGACGAAAATTCTCTTTCAGAACAAGCACTCAATAAAGTTTTAACTAATGGAAAAGATTATAATATAGTGTATATAGATGCTGATCATCATTATTCATCTGTTATATCTGACATTAAAAACTTTGCTCCATTATCTAAAGACATATTAATATTTCATGATATTAGACCTATAGAAAGTGATGTTTATCAAGCTATTAAAGACTCAAATGTAGTTTTAGATGAAGAAATATGTTTTAATAATAATGGAATGGGAATAGGTATAAAATATATCAAATAATATGGATTCTTTAGTTTTATATTGTAAATCATATATAAATGATTTAGATAGAGTAGAAAAACTAGCCTACTCTATACAGAAGTATAATAAAGATAACCTTAGATTCTATGTAAGTGTTCCAAAACAAGATCTAAATATCTTTAAAAAAAGAAATTTACCATCTGTAGAATTAATTTCTGATGAGGAAATACAACAAGTGAATTCTAATAGTAGAAAATGGGAACAACAACAAATAGTTAAGTCTAATTTCTGGAAATTAAACTTATGTGAAAATTATTTATGTATTGATTCTGATTCATATTTTATTAAACCATTTTTTAAAAAAGATTTTATTGCATATGATGATGTTCCTTACACTGTAATGCATGAACAAAAAGAACTATTTGAATGGGCTCATATACATCTACATTTTAATCCTCAGGAAGGATTTAATAATGAAAAAGATCAAGTAATGAATTTATTCAATCGTAAATTAAATAAGAGATGGGACTTTGGACCTTCTCCTACAATTTGGTCAAGAAAAGTTTGGAAATCTTTAGAGGAAAATTATATTATTCCTAATGAGTTAACATTTTCTAAACTGATAGAATATTGCCCAAGTGAGTTCACATGGTATGGAGAAGCGTTATTAGCGTTTAAACCGTTTGAAATACTTCCAGTACAGCCTTTATTTAAGGTGTTTCATTACCCATTACAATATATTCAAGCTAGAGAACAAAAATACACAGAAGAAGTATACTCTAAACTATATTACGGTATAGTTTTACAATCAAACTTTAACGCACCTTTAAATTATGAATAATAAAACAATATTAATAACAGGAGTAGCGGGTTTATTAGGCAGTCGTCTTTCCGACTGGATCTTAGAAAACCACCCAGAATATCAAGTAATAGGGATAGATGATTTAAGCGGAGGATACGTTGAAAATATCAACCCTAAAGTTAAATTTATAGAGATGAATTTAACTAATCAGATTACTTTAAAACAAGTTTTTGAAAAATATCAACCAGACTATGTTTTTCATTTAGCTGCGTATGCGGCTGAAGGTTTATCACCTTTTATTCGTAATTATAATTACCAAAACAATCTTATTGTAACAGCGAATATTATTAATGAATGTATTCATTATAATGTTAAACGTTTAGTGTTTACATCTACTTTAGCAGTTTATGGTCATGGTTATGGTGGAGTATTTGATGAAATCCAAATTCCAAAACCAATTGACCCATACGGAGTAGCTAAATACGCTTGTGAAATGGATATTCAAATAGCTGGAGAACAACATGGTTTAGATTGGTGTATTATTCGTCCTCACAACGTTTATGGTATTAAGCAAAATATTTGGGACAAATATAGAAACGTATTAGGTATTTGGATGTATCAACATTTAAATAAAGAGCCAATGACTATATTTGGAGATGGAAACCAAACACGAGCATTCAGTTATATAGATGATAGTTTAGAGCCATTATGGAATGCAGCTATGCTACCCGGAGCTTCAAAACAAATAATTAATCTAGGAGGTATTAAAGAATACTCAATTAATGAAGCTAATACTATATTAAGAGAAATTATTGGTGATGGAGTAGTAGATTATAGAGAACAACGTCATGAAGTAAAACACTCTATTCCTACTTGGCAAAAATCAGTAGATATTTTAGGGTTTGAACATAAAACAGATTTAAAAGAAGGATTAACTAATATGTGGAAATGGGCAAATCAACAACCTAAACGTGATCGTTTTGTATGGCCTTCATATGAGTTAGATAAAGGTATTTATTCATTTTGGAAAAAATAAAACAATGAAAAAAACATTAGTAGTAATTTACAATCATAACATGCCTGATTTAACTGATCAGCTTTATGAAAGTTTAAAACCATATGAAAATAATCTTTATGATGTTTTTATATTAGATAATGCTTCAAAGCCTGAAGGTAAAAGTAAATATACTTCGTTTGAAACTGAGTATAATTGCTATTTTGGAGGAGCTTTAAATTTAACTATGCAGCTCTTTAAACAAGATGATAAATATGATTCTTTTCTATCATTGAATAATGATATCATTTTACATGGTCCTAATTTTGTAAAAGAAATGAGACGAGTAATGTTTGAAGAAAATTATACAATTTTAAGTCCATGTGTTCTACAACCTGAAAAAGGACAGTGTTTCTGGAAGTCAGTCCATAATTGGGGAGCTACTAAAACTAGAGACGTAAAGTGGGTAGATTTTCAAGCACCTATGATCCATAGAAGATATTTAGACGCTATGGAGCAATTTCCTAATGAATTAATATACGGTTGGGGCCAAGATATACTTTCAGGGATCACATGTGAACAAAATAATTGGAAAGTAGGAGTTATAGATTGGTTACCAATAATTCATTTTTCAGCATTTACTTATAGATCTGAGAAGAGTGATATAAAACAATCAGAATATTCTCAAAAAGCAGAACAACATATGTTTGAATACTTCCATAAAAATAATCTAATGGATAAAGTAAACGAATTTAGACATCACTCAGCAAACTATAATTATGAAGTATAGAATAGTACAATATATTCAACCCTGGGAAATAGATGATCTAGATAGACAAATAGATCAACATATTAAAAGTTCATATTATATTGAAAATGATGAAATCATATTTGATATAACTATGAATTTAGAAATAGTAGATTGGAATAATAGTACTTTACCTTCTGAGTATTTTATAAATAAATTTAAATATTTAGAGACTAAATTAAAACAATATTTTACAGTTAACTTTGATACTGATCCAAATATAAAAGGATGTACTGATAAAAGAAGACAAGTCCAATCTAAAGAACAAGATTTTGTAATATGGTTAGATTCTGATCTATACTTTTCTCATTTGACTTTACCTTATCTGATTCATTCTTCTCGTCAAATTACAGATGAGTATTTTATAGTGTCTCCTGAGATTATTAAATATTGGGATCACAGTTGGGATTGCATAACACATGATAAGTTTTTAAATGAACCCCATAACCATAGAGACTACTTTGATTTATATAGTTTAGAAAAATTAGTTAGCGAAAACCATGTTTATGTACGTAAAAATAATACTATAAAATTTGGAGGAGGATGGTTTAATCTTATCAAAAATTCAGTTTTTAATAAAATACCTTTAGTAGAAGAATTAGGTTCATACGCCCCAGATGATACTTATTTATCGTTTTGTGGATCAGATATTATATCACAATATATTGTTGGTGGTGTAGTAGTTAGTGAAATAGGAAAATGTTTTTTAACAAATAAAGATTATATTAAGCCTTTAATTAATGTTAAAATACAAGATAAACAAAAAATAACAGACCAAGAGTTATATAATTTAATAACTGAATTTAAAATTAAAGTATCAAATTCATGAGACATGATCTAAATCAACTGACTTTTTTATTAAAAGAAAATAACTTCCAACCAACTAACTTTATTGAAATTGGGAGTAGAGATGGACATGATACTAATTATGTATGTAATTTTTGGGGATTAAGTAATAAACATTGTTATATAATAGAAGCACATCCCCAATGTTATTCATATATAATAAATCAATATCCTCATTTTAATACATTTAATATAGCCGCTTCAGACAAAACTGAAGTAGTAGAATTTAACGCTGGGGTATTAGGGGAAGAAAAAAATGTAGGGGTATCTTCTCTACTAAATAGAACTCTTGATTCTTTTATAAGTGAAAAAATAGAAATAGACGCTTGGAGAATGGAAGAAATAATGGTACATTTAAATGTTGATTATTTTGATTTAATTAAAATTGATGTTGAAGGAATGGCATTACAAGTATTAAAAGGTTTCGGAGAAAAAATTACCAATATCAAAGCTATCCAAGTTGAATTAGAGTTAAAACAAGTGTGGGAAGGACAATCATATTATCAAGATGTAGTAGATTATTTGACTCAATTTGGATTTAGAATATTAAACGAAGTTACGTTAGACGAATATCAAAAAGATGTATTATTTATAAAATAAAATTTATGATCTCATTTATAATTCCTAGTTATAATAACTTACAACATTTAAAAAATGTTTATAGTTCTATCAAAAAACATGAACCTGAAACTGAAATAATACTATTAGATGATGGTTCAACAGATGGTTCTTGGGAATGGATACAACAACAAGACTGTATTAAATATAGAAGCGAAGAAAGAGTAGGTCACACTATACTTTATGACAAAGGAATAGAGTTAGCAACAAATGAAATAGTTGGTATACTACATGCTGATATGATTGTAGGCCCTAATTATGTTAAGAATCTATTAAAACATTTACAACCAGGTAAAGTAGTATGCGCTACTAGAATTGAACCTCCACTTCACCCAGAAGGTAAAGAAAAAATTATTAAAGATTTTGGAATGGATTTTAATACTCTAAACATAGACGCTTTTGAAAAATATGTTTTAGAAGTACAGAATGAGTTTAAAGATCAAACCACAAGAGGAATGTTCGCACCTTGGATTCTTTATAAAAAAGATTTCCAAGCAATTGGAGGACATGATCCATTGTTTGCTCCATTCCCATATGAAGACTCAGATATATTTCAAAGATGGATATTAGCGGGTTATGAGTTAATTCAATCGAGAGATGCTTTTGTGTATCATTTAACTTGCAGAGGCCATAGATGGAATGAACAAGTTGGGAAAGATGATGATTATTATAAAATTGTATCTCAACGAGCTGCTAAAAATTATTTACGTAAATGGGGTTCTTGGATAAAAAATGATGAGTATCAATATCCAATTATTCCTTGTAAATATGATATAGGATTTATAATTAAAAATTGTAACCAACAATTATTAGAAGCCTTAGAACCATGGTGTTCAACATTATATGTTGATTGTAATTATGATGATTATATTAAAAAAGAACAACCAAATACTAAATTTGACTTATCAGAACGTATTAAGCCATATCATAGTAAAAAACAAAATAACATATTAATTGAATTTGATGGTTTTAAATTCGGAAACAACCAATTCAGTCTTATACAACAATTATCAGATATCATTAAAGACAATGGTGAGGTAGGTATATTTGAGTTAGATAACTTAAAAATCACTATTAACTCAATGAATGAGTATCAAAATACTCTTATTAAATTATAATTTGGCTTTCAAACTTTTTATTATTATATTTATAGTAATGCAAAAACACTACTGCAAATATTATTATTACTCACACCTAGATATTCGTAAAGAATCATTAGGTGTATGTGTATCATCTGATATAGGTGAAGCAACAAAACATTTCGCTACTATTAAAAATATGCCTATAAATGAATTTCTTAAAATATACTCAATAGGACTAAAAAATGAGCATAAGTAATTTTGGAAATACTTTTGGAAATAGATTAAAAATAAATCTTAACACTAAATCAGAGGAGAAAGAAATGTTCATGAACATTGTTGCTACTCTTGAACAATGCTGGTTAAGGACCAATTTACTTCAATCTCAAGTGGGTGTTGATTTCTATCAGTATGAACAACATTACTTTACCATGATTGAAGATCTATTGTACCTCAAATATGGAGACGCAATTAGTTCTTTAATTTTATGGTATGTATATGATCGTTATGATAAAGATGGAAACTTACTTACCATTGAAGTGACAATTAAAGATAAACCTAAAAAAGAATACAAGTTGAAAACACCACTTGATCTTTGGAACCTAGTAGATAAAATAATAAAAACAAAATAAAGGTTATATGAGTAGAAAATGTATTACATGTGGGATTGAAATTGATCCAAGGAGGATAGCTATATTACCCCATACACAAACATGTACACAACATTCAACTGCTGAAAAGAAAGTAGCGGTAACAATACAAATGGGTGAAGGTGATCATACTTGGATTGAAACATACGCGGTTGAAAGAGAGGATTGGGATAAGATGATGGAAATTGAGAACAACTGGAAAAGACAAGTTAAAGAAACGCCTGTACCAAAGGTGGTGTCAATGGATGAAGATGAGGTTATACCAACAGTAGACGATTTTGAAACCGATGATAAACCAGAGGTTGAAAACTCATTTGAAGAAGAAATTGATGATTTTAATTTTGAAGAAGAATAAAAGTGCCTAAAGAAACTTGTATATATTTGTTATAAATAATATTATGACAGGTATTTACAAGATAACATCTCCATCAGGTAGAATTTACATTGGCCAATCAGTTGATATTGAGAATAGATGGAAATATTACAAGCATATTAATAGTATCAAATGTCAGCTTAAACTTTATAATTCCCTCAAAAAATATGGTTATGAAAACCATAAATTTGAAGTTTTAGAGGAATGTTCAAAAGAACAACTTAATGAACGAGAAATATATTGGGGACTACATTTTAATACTATTAATGAAGGTTTAAATCATAAATTAGGAAATCAAAATAGTATTATTAGTGAAGAAACTAAAATTAAAATGAGTAAAAAAATTTATCAATATGATTTAGAAGGTAACTTTATTAAAGAATGGAAAAGTGTTAATGAAGCATCTTTAGAATTAAATATGAGTAAAGGATGGTTATCCCATATTGTGAATCACCCTACTATGACTCTTAAAAATTTTAGATTTACAGATACTAAAGTATTAAAATTAAATCCTATTACTAAAAACTTTAAATCTAAAAAACCCGTTTTACAATATAGTTTAGAAGGTGATTTAATAAAAGAATGGGGTAGTGCCAAAGAAGCAGCGACCTATCTTAATATATTTATTCAAAATATAACTGCTTGTTGTAGAGGAGAAATTCAAACCTGCTGTAATTTCATTTGGAAATACAAATGTATATGATAAAAATCAATTAATAAAAATAATTATTGAATGAAAATATTTTTTGAATTAAGCTTGGGGAATTAAGCTTTTTTATTAAATTTAAGTTATTAACCAATAAAATTTAAAGTTATACCTAAAGCAAAGCATCTTTCCAAAGACCAAGTAATAATGGCAATGAACAAGACTAAGTCTGTTCGTGCCGCCGCTAGATACTTGAATGTGTCTTACATCCATATGAAAAAATGGATGAAGTTTTATAAGAACGAAGACGGAATAACATTATTTGATGCTCATAAAAACCAATCAGGTAAAGGTATTCCTAAGTTCTTATCAAACAATGGTACTAGAAAAAAAGATCCAGCGCTGTTAGACGTTATAGAAGGCAGAATTGATCCGGCTCACTTCAATCCTCAGAAAATAAAATACAGATTAATTGAAGAGGGTTATCTAAAGGAAGAGTGTTCTAATTGCGGATTTCATGAACGCCGAGTATCTGACTATAAAATTCCACTTATACTACATTTTAAGGATAATAATAAACAACATTACCGATTAGAAAATATGGAAATGTTATGTTACAATTGTTATTTTTTAATGGTTGGAGATGTATTTAACAATAAACAGATTGAAGGTCTTGAAGATCATAAACCAGTAAATGAAAGTAATGTGGAATGGGAGTTAGATGATTATACATTACAGCGATTAAAAGAATTAGGATTAGAACAGACACCTCCACCTGAGGATGGAAGTGAGTTTATAAGCCGGATTTAATATTTATTAATGGATGAAGAAGAATAAAGAACATAAAGATATCATAGATAATTATGATCTTATTAAGTCTAAACACCTAGAACGTTTGGCTACTAAAATGTTAGCTAATGATGACAAGATGAATAAACTTAAAGAAAAAGACATTAACACTAACTTTTTAGATTTATTTTAATATGGCTACTGAAATTACTTTGAAAAACAGTGATGAATTTCAAGAAATGATTGATAGAAAAGATTTCGTCATAGCTAAAGCAATTGTTGAAGCTATATTGAGTAATATTTCCACACGTAAAAAACATGTACATGTATTATCAATCAATTGTGTTGATGATAATGCTACTTATGATATTACTTTAGAAAGACGTTTCTTTGTAGAGACATTACAAGAAAATTTAAAATATTATGTTGAGAAAGAACTATATGAAGAATGTTCTCAAATAGTAACAGCTATAAACCAATTAACAGAAAAAGACAATGGCATTGAAAGTACCAACACAGGTAAAGCAAAGAAAACCAAGAAAAAAGAGACCGGGAATCCACTCTAAGAAAACAACTAGTAAAAATAAAAATAGTAAAAACTATAAAAAACCATATAAAGGACAAGGATGAGTAAAAATTCAGCACAACAAAGAGTAGAATGTTTAAAAGATTGGTTACATGCACTTGAATCAAAACGTAAGCGCAATCAAAAAGTAAACAAGAAAAAACAACAAGCGCAAGTTAAGTATCATCCAGCGTTGGAATACAATGAAGAATGATTACTTAGACATGATCCCAGATGAATATCTAGGATACATGGCTCAACATTACTGGGGTAAATTAGAGCAATTCTGTATACTCCTAACATTAGATACTGAACTTAGTCAACAGGGGTTAAGAAATTAACCCCTTGTTTGGCTTTCGGAGATTTTGATGTTATATTTAGGTATAAATTAAGGTTATGAGTGAACGTAGTTATTATTTCAAAGACGGTAAACATTATGTAGTTGGTGGCATCATACCACCTATGATTGTTGATCTAACAAGAACACTAGCTATCATACCCTGGTGGGTAGATGTACCGTTTGGTACCACACTAAATGATATTGTTTGGATTAGAGAAGACAATGAGTCAGTTCAAATGCAACCTGAGTTCATTGAGATTAAATCTAATTCAAGTAATGAAATGTATCGTATTACTAAACGAGTTAATAAGTACTACTGTACGTGTCAAGGTTATTGGAGAAGTAAAGATCGAGTTTGTAAACACATTAAACAAGTTATAAAGGAAAAATCACTATGAAGACAGTAGGGAAGATTACTAACACATGGAAGAAGGCTCTCAAGCAAATCAAAAACAATGAAACAGAACAGGCAGTTGAAACATTAGATCAATGTTTGTTAATTTTGGCTCAAGAAACAGTAGATGAAACTACTGAGTTGGATAGTATTAAAGTTGATCTGTGGAAAGTGAGAGTGTGGGTTAAATTAGAAGAACTAGGAGCAGTACCTGAACTTGATGAAAAAATCTAAAAAGAAAAAAGTTGATCTTATTACTCTTGATCCTGAGTATAAGCCATTCATTGTTATGAATGAGTATCTACAGGTGTGGGTTGGATTAAAAGATGGAGGTAGAACATTAGTATTCTCAGATGATTTTGATGATGCTAAAACTTTATTCTTTGATGCTCAGTTTAGAACACTTTCTAGAGCATCTAGAATGATTATTAAATTAGAACAAATTTATATATGAAACTATTATATGGAATATTATTAGGGTTAGCAGCTCAAATACTAACCTTTATCCAACTACAAGGCCTATATAAATGGGAATGGATGAAAGAAAAAATGTGGGCAGTAGTATTACTAGGTATTCCTATCTCAGCTCTGTTCATGTTGTCAGTTAGGTTTATGGTTCAACATTTTGATGGTCAATTATGGCCCTCACGTTTGATTGGTTTCGCTGTTGGCACAATAGTATTTGCTATTATGTCAATAATTTTATTTGGTGAACCAATCACTCCTAAAACAGGAGCATGTTTATTTTTAGCACTTTGTATTTTGTTAATTCAATTATTTGTGAAATAATATGGGTGAGAAAAAAGGTAATACAGTAAAGTTGTTTTATGACTTCCCTACTCAATTGAGTACTGAGGTATTTGAACATGGAACTTGGAATCGAGTAACATGTAAACACTTTAGAAGTTTCAATGGTCAACGTCGTATTATGAAGTTTGATAAAAAGAATCAACCATATTATGAAGAGTATAATGGTCCTGTTTTTTTATATGAGACAAATATTAAACTAAAAGACATGACTAAAAAAGGTTATGTGTATCCACATGATGTAACGCCTAAAGGAATTATAAGATCAGGTGAAAACCATTATTTAGAAGATCAAAGAATAGATAAGTCACAGTATATTTATAGGTAACTATGAATGAAAAATTAACATATCACTTCCACAAAATAATAAAAGTAATCAGATCTTGTAAGAATATAGAACATTTATTTGCGGCTAAGTTGATGGTAGTTAATTTTGCAAATTATTGGCATTATCATAAATTGGATGCTAATGCACTTTCAAGTTATTTAAAATACTTAAATATGTTAATAAAACATAAACGAGATAGTTATGACTAATGAAGAACGTTTAGAAGAAATTATTTATCAAGCCCACCAACGTGGCGATACTACAGTTTTGTATGGATATGTTGACATTTATCGTGAACGTTATCCACATTTACGTATGATTGATTATTATGACATGGCTCATACACAAATAAAAAAAGAATTAGGAATCATACAATAAGTTTGGCTTCTCATGATTTTCTAGTTATATTTATCCTAAATGAATAAAACATGGCAAAGAAAGATAAAAATACAATCAATGGGTTAAGTGAACGTCATGTGTCTCAAATTATCAGACGAAACATGATTCAACGTACTGAACAAAACAGTAAAGCTTATAAACGTGAAAAGTATCGTTATGATGAAAATGATTAGAAGTGTTTTTGCTTTAAATATACTTGAGTCATTATTTTGTAATGACGCACACTCTATAGTTTCAAAACGAGGATGGGAGGTAATAAATGAAAAATGTAATCACTCTAAATAACACCCCATTCCTCATTGTTAGGGATGTTTGGGCAGGTAAATTTATTGATAATGTCAATGATGGTAAAGTACTTACTGACCTAATTGATTTATGGAAAGAATATACTGAGGCTGATTTTGTTTATCAAAACGGTGAACGAGTATTGTTTTTAAAAAATATAGACGAACCAGAATGGTTTGAAATTCAAGAAACAGATGAACCAAAACAGTTACAATCCGAGCCACATACTGCTTAGAACTTATACTCTAAGTGGTGAAATAGACGAAGTAACATCTAAAGACGTGATTGATTTTATATCAACAGTCAATGATATAGACAATACTATTAACCCACCTGAGCGAAAACCAATTAATATCATTCTCAACAGTATGGGTGGAGTAATGTATGATGGATTTGCTATCATAGGTGCAATTGAGCAATCTAAAACACCAATACATATTACATGTATGGGTTCAGCCATGTCAATGGCTTTAGCTATTCTAGTCTCAGGTCATCATAGAATAGGACATTCACTATCATCTTACATGTACCATGAATGTTTGGATAATATTTCCTATGAAAAAATGTCTGTTATTAAAGAAAACTTGGATGAAGGTAATCGAATAATGGAAATGTATGATGAGTATCTTTTATCTAAAACTAAACTAACTCGTCGTAAAATAAATAAAGTAAAAAAAGATAAATCAGACTGGTACTTTGGAGCAGATGAAGCTTTAGAGTATGGTTTAATAGATGAAATAAAATAAAAGTTATGTGGAGAATAAAAATGTTTTTTCGTAAAATAAAAAACCTAATTCGTTGGTTTCCTATTATTTGGAAAGACGAAGATTGGGATTTCCATTACATATTTGAAATCCTTAAATTTAAACTTAAAAATCAAGCCAAATATATTGGTAACAGAGATTTTCATACTCGAGCAAAACGAGATGCTGAGATAATGAATCTATGTGTTCGTTTAATGGAAAAAATTCAAAATGAATACTACAATACTGAGTATCTTGATTATGAAGAAACAAATATTAATTTTGTTCCTATTCCTGGGTCAGATAATTACGAGATGGTATCAGAATACATCTCAGATAATCTAAATGATTATTTTAACAAATATCCACTTATATATAAAGAAGTAGTAACTCAACATATCCATACAAATCCAAATAAACATAGAATAGCCATGTATATGTCTCGAATGAATCATGATCGTGCTCGTAAGTTACTCTTCAAATTAATGGAGAGAAATATTGAAAGATGGTGGGAATAATATGATTATTCAATTAAATCCAATGCTACCAATTAAACGTGTCTCTGACGGAATGAAAGGGTATGCTTTTCTAGTTATTGACTACTCCCAAGAACATGATCTGTTATTTACATGTGCAATGGATGATGGTGAGATATGGACATTAAATAATAAAGAAATAAGGATTGGAGAAAATTTATCGCTTGGTAGAAAAGGTTTGGCTCTGTAGAAATTCGATGTATATTTAAATATAAATAAAAATAAATAAAATGTTCAAATTATTAATTAGTGTTGTAATGTTAGCGCTATTCATTATAGCGATTGTAGCTGTGATTCAATTAATCATAGGTGTACAAAAAAGTAAGTCTCTACCTGATGACAATCTTCCAATTAAAGATATTATCGAGGAACTAGAGTTTAAACTTATGAGAGCTGAAATTCAAGCCGCCGAACGTGGAGTGAAAGAAGTTGAAGAAAAAATAACTCTATTTAAATCGGAGCTTGAAAAAGCACGTTCAATCAAAGAAAAATTAAATCGTAAATAATAAATAAGCTAACAGCTAACCAATAGAGATTGACTCCAAAAGGAGTCTTCTCTATTTATAATAAGCTTGGCTTTTAAAAAATATTCACTATATTATAGATATGAAAAAGATACTAACAATAATGTTTATGTTTACAAGTGTGTTAGCATTTAGCCAACCCACTAAGACAAGAATTGAGGACATTTTAAATCCTCAAAAAACAGAAATTCAAATTGAGAAAGAAAAATATCAAACTCGATTGAATAATGAAGCAGATTTAACTAACAGTTGTATTGATAAATTGTTTGCTGCTAAAAAAGAAATTGACAGTTTAAAAACTGTAGTCAAAGACTTAGAAGCCAAATACAATCAACAACAAGTTGATGTAGTTGAATCTAAATTAGATGAGACTACAGCTAAAGAAATAATGCTTAAAGAACATAAGAAAAAAAGAATATGGACTAAAATAGCGATAGGTGAGGGCGCAATGATAGTAGGCGGAATAGTAGGGATAGCAACAGGCGCTTGGATTCCAGTATGTATTGCGATTGGAGTAACAGAACTATATTTATTCGTAGAAGGAAAAATTCAAATCAGTGTAAAACAAACAAAAATTTAAAATGAAACAAAAAACGTTACAAATTATTTTCACAGTCGGATTTTTGATAGCAGCATCAATAGTGATGTTTGGTCAAAAAGACACAACAACTCATCGAGGATTATTTTATCATCCAAAACCTAAAGAAAGTCCATTTAGTTATGAACTAGGTTTAGCAACAACTAATCTATGGAGAGGTGTTGATGTTGGAAGACAAACATGTGCTAAAGCAGAAGCAGAATATGAACCAGTTAAATGGTTTACTGCTAGAGTAAATACAACTATTGTATCTAATCAATATAAAATTGGTTATGGTAATCAGTTAAACTCAAGTGTTGACTTTAACATTTATAATGTGTCGTTTGGATTGCAAGATGTTTATTTTCAAGATAACACAGAAACATCAAACGATACAGATTATTTTAATGTAAATAAAGCAACAACACATCACTTTGTTGAAGGTACATTTAAATATAAAGGTGACGCTGAATCTAAAATTGATTTAAAAGCTAACTATGTGTTTTACCAAAACGCAGCCTTACCCAAAAGTGCCTGGTATGTCGAAACGATCTATCATATCGCCTCTAACACTCAATTATTTGCTGGGTATGTCACAGGTCCCTCATATGTCAATTTTCAATCTAGATCTGGATTTACTAACATTGGAGTTCACATTAAGCGTACCTTGGAATTTTCAAAAAGCTTTAATACAGTCGCGAAGTTCACCTTATCTGTCAATCCAAATTACAAGACAGTTATAGTACCTAACTCAACAGTATCTAACCGCCCAGTTAATGCTGTTATAACAATTATATTCTAATATGATACTTAACGTTATAATCATTATTGCTTTACTAGCCGCCGCAGGACATTGTAAAGGTAGATTAGATGCTATCGCTGATGAGGGAGTTAAAGGTGTAGATTGGCCTAACAAATATGATTTAACTAAACCTAATACCACTAAACAATGGTGGTACTTTGGTTTATATAAATCTAAATACCCAGAAAAATTTCCGTTTAGTACAACGGCGTTAGTGTTTCTAACTGATAGATGGCATCGCTGGCAGTTTTTCATGCTTAGATGTTTTTATCTAGCTATTTCACTACCTATATCCGGTGGTTTATTCACACTAATAATACTTTCATTTATAATATTTCCAATTGTTGTAGGAGCGTTTTTTGAACCTTCATATCAAAATACTAGAGAGAAGTTTTCAAAAATAGGTAAAGACCAAGACAAAGAATAATATGTATTGGAGACCAAATGGTCACTAAACAATATTAATTTCAAAACCCAAAACACCCTATGTTAATTACAATTACAAATGAGCAAAAAGTATTAGTAACTTTAGCTCCGACAACTGCCGCTGGTAACCCAGCAACTTTAGATGGTGCTCCAGTATGGACTGTAGCATCAGGTGACGCTACATTAGAAGTAGCTGCCGATGGTCTTTCAGCTTATTTAGTATCAGGTGCTGCTGATGTAACATCACAAATTGAAGTAACTGCTGACGCTGACTTAGGCGAAGGTGTAGTAACTTTAACTGATGTTGTTGATTTAGCAGTAGTTGCTGCTCAAGCTTCAGCTCTAGGTTTAGTAGTTGAAACTCCAATTTTAAAATAATTTAACACATGGAAGCAAATATCATTTTCGATAATGTGACTGCTTATGATGTTGTTAAATGGGATGTTCGCTTAGGTGAATCATTTAAAGTTGAATTAGTAAACGTTCCTGGAGTAATCCGTTGGTTCACAGATTCTGACCCAGTTTTAGCTCTTTCAGTTGATAACAATGGTAGTTCAGCTACTATTAAAGCTACAACTAAAGGCGATTGTGAAATTCAATTACAACACAATAACGGAGTAGTGAAAACACTTAAAGTGAATGTTTACGACAACGTAGCAGTAGCATTAAACACTACAGTAGGTACACCTGTACTTAAGTAAAAATTTTAAACAATTTTCAAATTAGGCTTGCTTTCGCAAGCCTTTTTTGTTATATTAGAAGTATGAAATACAAACTAAGAACATATTTTCACAACACAACTCAAAAAGGTTGGTTTTGGCAACTCGAGTTAATACCTTCAATATGTTTAACTCGTAACACACATGGTTCGTTTATAGAAACAGGAGTATATGGAGATCATTGGTTATTATCAATTAGTTTCTTAGTTTGGGATTTTGGAATTATCTTAGAACAAGATTTAGCATAACATGGATAAAAGAGAATTATATAGTAAAATTGAAACATTAATTATTCATTGGAATATTGATGGGACAAAAACTGCCGGCTCATTAACAAGACAAATAATGCAATTAATTGAAAAAGAATGAACAACCTAGATAAAAGATACAGCACACGATTATCAGAAAGTCATAGACCTGATTTAGAACCTAATGGTAAATTAGTTAGATGTATTGAGGATAAAGGTAATGGTTATTTGGTGGTAACCACAGATGAACAAATAGAACCTAATACATGGTTAATAAACGAAAAATATCTTACAGAAATAAATGATGAACAACCTAGATAAACAATACATAGCACTCCTTCAAAAAAGAACCACTTAAAAGAACATTTCCTAAATTTGTAGAACCGGAACCAATTAAACCACTAACACCAGAACAATTAAAAGAAATTGGGTTATGAAAACAGAACTAGCAGAAAAATTAATGAGTATTTGTGCTCCAAATGCTCCATTAGAAAACAATCACAGTTTAGACAATACATTTGGTATTGACAATCTAACTGAAGAGCAACGTATTCAAGTAGAAGCAGAACTAATCAAACATTTTGAGTTTGAAAGAATCGTATGGATGGAATTACCTTCAGGTCTTACAGAAGATAAAACAACACCAATTGTCGCAAAATCATATAAAATAACCAATGATGATCCTAAACATACTGGAAAAGTGGGATATGTTTATAAAGTCTTATTTACACCAAAAATGTATGATCCAAAATCATTACATGAACCAGTAAAAGACGGTTGTGTATTTGCTCCTACTATATACAACCCAGAAACTTTTGAACCAAAACAAAGTATTACTTTAACTTGGTCACCTGAGTTTCTTCAAGATATTAATGCTCCTGAGAGAACTTATGAAGACGATAAGCAAATGATTCGTGATATGTTAGAAAAAGTATTAAACAATCCTGAAGAATATAGACCAGAAGGATATAGAGGATGTTTAGTTAGATTTGCAGCAGTATAAAATATAAGTTATGAATAAATTAGACAAAGACTACCAATCATTAATCCAAGACATTCTTGACAACGGAGTAGAAAAGAATGACAGAACAGGTACTGGTACACTATCAGTATTTGGAAGGCAAATCAGACATAAAATGTCAGAAGGTTTTCCACTTCTTACAACCAAGAAGATGCCATTCAAAACAATTACTACAGAATTGTTATGGTTCTTAAGAGGTGATACTAACATCAAATACTTAGTAAAACAAGACTGCAACATATGGAATGGAGATGCCTTTTCTAATTATTTAAAAGAATACGAAAAGTATAAACAATCTCAAGAAAATGTTGATAATGAATGCTAAATTTGGAATTCCCATATATTTATAATAAAATAATATTATGGATATAGGGATTTATAAAATAACAAACCCAAACAACAAAATTTACATTGGTCAGTCTATTAATCTTAAAAAAAGAGAAGAAGATTATAAAAAACTTAGATGTGATAAACAACATAAACTATATCGTTCTCTTAAAAAATATGGTTGGGAACAACATATGTTTGAAGTAATTGAAGAGTGTAGTTTAGAACAATTGAATGAACGAGAGATATATTGGGGATTACACTATGATGTTTTAGGAAAAAATGGATTAAACTTAAGACTAGGAAACGCTAATGGATTATGTAGTGAAGAAACAAAACATAAGATAGGATTATCTAATTCTGGTCCAAAACCTAAAGGGTTTAATTCTAAACTTAAAAAACCTGTACTACAATTTGATAAACAAGGAAATTTAATAGCAGAATATGAGTCTTATCATGATGCTGTAAAATTTACTGGCCTACGTTTAGCTGAAGTTTTAAGAGGAGCTGTTAAAACAGCAGGTGGGTATATTTTTAAATATAAAGATAAATGGGATGGAACTCCTCCAATACTTGAACCTCATGGTAAAATAGGTAAACCATCACCACTTAAAGGTAGAACTAGTCCTACTAAAGGAAAATCTATCAATAAAAAACCTAAAACGGAAGAATTTAAAAATAAAATTAGCAAACCAATATTACAATATGATTTAGAAGATAATTTTATCCAAGAATTTAAATCTCAAACAGAAGTAAAACAATTATTAAATATAGATCCACAAAATGTTTTAAGAGGTAAAACTAAAACAGCAAGTGGATATAAATGGAAATACAAAACCAAAATATGAAATTCACAAAAATAGATTTACACTCAGATGGAAGACCATACACACAAGAAGAATTCATCAACAAAATCAAAACCGATGATGAGTTTGCTAAGAAGTGGGGTGATTTAGGTCCAATTTATGGTAAGCAATGGAGAAATTGGGGCGAATGGTCTACTGTGGATGAACCTAAAAAAGTTATTAAGCCAGGTATTGACCAAATTGCAGAACTAATCAAAGAATTAAAAACAAATCCTGATTCACGCAGGCTCATTGTGAATGCTTGGGCAGTCCATGATTTACCAAATATGGTACTCCCACCTTGTCATTACGGATTTCAAGTTTATACAAGAGAGTTGTCTATTAAAGAACGATTTGATTTATGGGAAAAACTATCTAATAGAGATGTTATGGATTTTCCTATTGGAGAACTCACAGAAGAACAGTATCACGATGTATTAGATAAAATTGGAGTACAAAGAAGAGCAATCTCTTTAATGTGGAATCAACGCTCAGTAGATACATTCTTAGGTTTACCATTCAACATTGCTTCTTATGGATTATTATTGACTATGATAGCTGATGAAGTGAATATGATACCCGATGAATTGATTGGTAATTTGGGTGATGTTCATCTATATTTGAATCATATTGAACAAGCCAAAGAACAGATTGGTAGAGAACCTTATCCACTACCTAAAGTAATAGTCCAAGATGGAATTTATTGTTCATCAACTAATGATGTTATTTTAGAGAATTATCAATCTCACCCAACAATTAAAGCACCTTTATCAAATTAAAACATGAGCAACTTTCAACATATCTTAAAACAAATTTCAGAATCCTTATCAAAGGTACCATATGACAATGGAGATTTATCAGATGTTGGAAATGAAGTTGGAATTGTTCTTGGAAATTATATCACAACAGAACAAGAGTTCAAAGATTTTGTCACAGGTTTAAGACATGGAATATCTCTCACAAATGGAACACACTAAAACATGTACAAATATAGAGCAACAATTAAAGACGTTTATGATGGAGATACAGTAACAGCTATTGTAGACTTAGGATTTCACAATCACACCCAACAATTAAAGCACCTTTATCAAATTGATATATATTTATTATCACAAAAACCCTAAAAAATGAAATACACCCTATTTAACACTTTACCTGAAATTAAAAATTTAGGTTTACAAGACATGGTTATGGTTGCTAGTTATTTAAAAGACTCTACAGGAGGAGTTATTTTTACTAGAAATAAAAGACCATCTAATTATTTATGGGATAATATGGTAGTTGATAGTCAAACAGCTAACCAAATTATACTTTTAAATACTAAAACTAATAAAAAAACTCTTTTAGAAAATTCATCTAATGATGGATCTCATTGGAGGCATTATGATAATGTTGATAAAAATAAAGCTACTATTATTTCTTTATTAGTTAAAGCTGATGAAAATGATTTATATGAATGTAATCCTTCTGTTGAAATAACTGTATCTGATGGAATTGCTCAAATAAAAAATACTACAACAATAAATTATAAACCATGGCAGCAAGCAGATACTTCTACAGAAGATATTCAAGGATTAGGATGTATGTGGTTATTAAGTAATGTTGTTGATAGCAATTATCTAGGGAACATGTATATTGCTTGTGGTAATAAATTTGATTTTAATAGAGGTAGTGGTAGATTAGAATTTTGTAAAATAACAAAAAGAACAGATATACCTTTAGAAACTACAATAAATGGAGCCGATATAAATAAATTAACAACTGACTATGTTTATAAATCTGTAGACATAACAGACATCGATGTTGAATCTATCCATTTTATTCTTTACCATGGTGTTAAAGCAACACAACCAGCATTAATAATACCTTTAAATTCTTTCATATGAACAACATTTTAGAAATAGAAACTATAAAAATTACTGATTTAAATCAGTTAAAAAATGTTTTAAATTTATTTTATAATAAAGATATGACATTTTGGCAAGGAATTGATAGAAAATACTTCCAATATAACCCAAATCCTACAAGATTTTCCTATATTGAACAGACTAATATGAAAAATAATTTGTTAGGACAAATAGGAACAGGAACATTAACATTAGATTATAGAAATAGAACAGCCACTATGGTTAGTACATCTACTATTGATGGTAGAAAGCAAACATTAACTTCTGTAATAAGTTTAGATGAAAATGATTCTTTTGTTTTAAAAACAAATTATACTTTTATAAGTTTTATGGCATTAGCTAACATGAATGCCATAAAGAAAACTCCCGCATATACCAAAGCTATATCTATATTAGGAAATCCTAATGCAAGTGATTTAGAAGTAGCAGAAGTATTTGCCTCAGCAACATGGTCATGTAATCTTAACATACCAAATATTTTACCTACAGATGTTTCTATTAATGTAATAAAGGACAATACCCCAGAAGGAAAACCAATATTAACTGCTGATTTTTATATTAAAGGAGTTAAAACTTCTCCATCAGTTATTAGATGGTGGTTAACTCCTGATTATAAGCAAGTATCTTGGGTTCCATCAGCAACAGGAAATTTATTAGGAGAATATACTAGTGGACAATTATCTCTAACTATAGATACTGATCTAAGAAACAGAAAAGATTTTGTTATAATGTCTCCTAAAAATGTTAGAATTCAATGTCAGGTTCAATATAAATTAGATGATGGTACTTTATCAAGTGTTCTATTTGATAAAACTATGGATTTTCCAGAATTACCTATATTTAATTATTTCAATTTATAAAAAATCATGAGTAAAAAATTCGATGTATATAAGTGGAGACGTGATCAAATTAATGAAGAAATTACCTCACCAATCACTAAAAAGTTAAAAGATATAACTTGGGAAGATGTAGCTGGTTTATCTGTACCATCAGCTAATTTTACGGCTATGACTAAAATGGATAATCGACCTATATTTAATGATGAATGGAGGCAAGATACTCTTAATAATTGGAAACAAAATCTAGCTAAACGTTTCCCAAACGCTATGGAATTTGATATTGTGATTGATAAAAATAATCCTACCTGGTTCAAACAAGTTAAAATAAATAATCCTGAGTATTTAAACGCCGCTGAAAAATATAGTAAGGGTGTTCAAGCAGATTATGAGAAAAATAAAGGACGATATCAAGGAGATTAATTATATTTAAAATATTTAAAGCAAAGTTTGGCCTATGGGCCTTTCTTTGTTATATTCAGTTATAAATTAATACTTTATACAATGAAAAGATTATTAGTATTTGTCTTAACTGTGATTACTATATGTGTCTTCGCAAGTGGTAGTTCAATCAAGAAAACAGAACTCAAATTAAACTCAGCTCAACGATTGTATGTGGCTATTAACAAGTATGCTGAAAAGTATGATATCCCATTGTACATAGCATATAATGTAGCTAGTTTAGAAACAGGTTATCGAGGTCCGTTTCATGATGCGTACAATCATAAACAAACATCAAAAGCAGGAGCGGTCGGGGCAATGCAAATTATGCCTCAATACGCCTCACATTATGCCGGTTTTAAAGTGAGTAAAGCCGTTTTACGCGACTCAATTGAGTTGAACGTTGAAATATCTATGAAAATGCTTAACGAGTGGTATACCCGTTATAAGGACTGGAAGAAAGCAACTGGGGCATATAATACAGGTAGACCGATCATAAACAAGTATGCTAAGAAAGCGGCTATAGAAGATTTTTATCTTAAACATTGGGTACATGGTGATTCGATTCCTGATGTGTTGGTTCCTATAGTTGATACCCTCTCTCAAGAAGAGTTTGGCCTCGCAGGAGAATAATATTATATTCAGATATAAATAAAGGTTATGAATAAAATAGTGGCAATTAAAGACAACTACTCAGTTGAAATCGTTCCTGATTTGTT